TCCCTAATTGCCCAGCAACCTGAACCCCACATAATGCTGGATTCCATCTATGTGATGAAATTATATTATCATTTGTGATTTTTTGTAGTTCCATAAAAGAACCATCACTTGTATCGTTAATTATTTGAACATTCGTAGCATCACCATCACCATTCTTAGCTATAAATAATATTTTAGAGTTATCTCCAGCTCCAGTTAGTTTAGCTACCGCATCATCTATAAAGTCTTGTGCTTCATCCTCTCCCATATCTGCGTTTAACTCAACAATCGCACTAGGCATAAACCCATTTTTGAAGCGTGTAAGGTTATAAACACCTATCTGATTTGCGATACGAATATGATCCATAGCAGCACAGTAATCTGGCATCCCATAATAATAATAGGTACTCTCATAGTCCGTAAAATGAACCATTGTTCTATAAATACCCCCATTATCCTCCTTCTTAAAGTCAGGGTAAATAGGAATTTTCCTTATATCTTCAGGACTTCTTTTTACATTCTCCCAATCTGGGTGTAATAATATGTGTTTACCTTTATTATGAACTCTTGCTGTAGTTCCATCTTGATGAAAAAAGTTTAGATAGCCTTGCCCTACAACAACCTCCATATAACCATTCCCTAATTTCCAATAATCAGACAATACTTTTCTAGCAACATCATCCATAGATTCTCCATAAACATTAACATCTTCTAAAAAGGATGTGAGGGCATTATTATTACTCCTTAGCCCTTCTCCTATAGTAAATGTAACCTTAGTGCTTAGTATTGCCCTATGAGTTGATGCAGCCCTTGAAAGCTCTGCTAATTCTTGTGGGAATAGATTATCTATACCAAAAGGAATCCAATCATGCTTTCCCACATTATGAGGGGTAGGCTCTTTTGGAACTTCTTGAGATACATCCTTAGAAAAAGAATATCCTAATATCTTAGGACTCTTCTTTGTTTGATTCGGTGTTTGTAATGGTTGGTTCTTCTTTCGGCTCATCTATCTTGATTTTTTTCTTTTTAGTTTTTGATTTTTGTTTTAGTTTTTGTGGAGCAACTACTTCCACCTCATCCTCAGCTAAAGAAACATAAGGTTTTCCTGCATTATATAAAATGCTTAAAATACTATTAGAAAGACAATTCCCTCTATTAGAGTCAAATCCAAATAATACTTTTGCTGTTACTAAATCTACTAAATCATCATCATTGTCAAGAAAATACTCCTTGTAATATTTATAAATCATAGTTTTTTTTCAAAGTTATAAAAAAATAAAAGAAAAGGGGAGATTAATCCCCTCTTCTTTTAAAATAAATTTACCTATTACGGTGCAGCTACATAAGCAGTGATCCAAGCATCAGTACAAACGCTTGTACCCGTACCTTGCCATAACTGTATGTTATCGTGAAGTGTTACATTAGATTGAGAAGTATTAGTGCTATTCACAATTACCATAATCTCTCTTGGGTATTCAGCGTGAACTCCAGCTAATTTAACAGCCGTTCCATTCGCATCTTGTAGCCCAACTCCTGTAGTTTGCTCACCTGATGCAAACTCTAAGTATGCTTTCTTCTCAAATACTTTGTCATATCCTAAGATAAAGAAGTAAGTTTCTGGAGCAACTGCATCACAGTCATCTGCATAAGTTTCACATAAAGCATAAACCCCACAAGACTCAGTTAATTCTCTAAGTCTTGAATTGATTTCTTCAGTGATTTTTGGTATGTAAAATTCTAATTCAACATTTACCATTGTTGAACCGTTCTCTCTTGTAGCGTTTGCAGTGAAACCAGCTGTTCCTCTATCAAATTCAAACTCGTACCAAGTTACTCCTGGAAAGTCAATAAACTCTCCACCATGAGTATCATTTCCAGGTCCAGCACCTGCTCCCGCATATACTATAGGCCCTGTTATGCCTCCTTGTTCCATTAGCCAAATTCGTTTTAGTCCACCTCTTCGGTTTCTATCGCAACACGCTATACAATGTCCTTGTGTTAATGCCATTTTATTTTATTTTTTAAGGTTATTATTCAGTTATAGTTGCACAAAGCGAATTGTCTTTCAAAGCACATCCGAATGAATAATTCATTCTGAATCTGTTTTCTTTACAATCTCTATTATACCACATATCTACATCTTGTATTTGCCAGTCGGTTCCAATAGCAACCGCATCTTTTGCAAGTAACATTACAGCTTTACCAGCAGTAACAGCACTTGGTCCAGAAGTAGGTAAAGTTGCTCCATAAGCAGCAATATTTACATCCCAATCATATTTTACAATCATTGGAATACCATTGTATTGTAAGTTAGCAATCCCTCCTTGTAAGTCAGTGTAACCTGCCGCGTGAGCAGAACCTGTAGCTTGTAATTCAGCTCTATATGTATCAGCAAATTCTCTTGAAACGAACATTACTTGCTCTGAAGCAGCTAATTCGTTAGTTCTTGCAACCATTAAAGCATCTAAAGATGCAAAAGCAGTAGCTCCATAAGCAACTTGTTGAGCAGCCGCGATACCATTACAAGCATCCCAGATACCATCAGTTAATTTTTGAGTTGTACCAGCAACTCCATTTGTTTTGTCTCCAAACCAAAGTAGTGTAGAGAAATCTCTTCCGATACCCCCCATTAACATTTGAGAAACTATCTCCATGATTAAAGTTCCAGTTAGGTCTTGTCTTGCAATCCCTCTCTTCATTAAAGAAGATTTGATATGATTAAATAATGAAAAAGCAGATTGTTTATGCTCAACTTCTAATCTATCTAAAGATAAAGTTACATTAGAGTTATTTTCAGTAGCAGTTTCATCTGCCACAAAACAAGCTAAAGTTTGTGCTTTAGTTATGTCTTTTAATGCATCATATTTGTCTAGCACGATTGATGTACCTGATATATCAGTCATCACATCAAACCAGTCTAATTCATTATTAGAGACAAAAAGTGGTTGTAGAAAGTATTTTCTAGCATCTTCTTGACTCCAAGTCAGAGTTGTGTTAATTATTTCAGCCATTTTTTTTAATTTTTAAAGTGTAAGTTATTATTTGTAGCAAGTGTGTTTGAGATATTAGTCCAAGGATCAACAGCCTTAACTTCAGGAGTTGGGTTTGGATCTTTACTCGGTACTACATCACTTGGCATACCTTCTTTTTTAGCATCTTTTGTTTTGTAACTGTTTAGCTCTTCAGTTAGTGTAGCTATGTAACCATCCTTTTCAACGATTGAACCATTTAATTCAACGATTGCTTTAGCAGACTCTTCAATAGACTCTTCTATAGCACTCATTTTATTAGATACTTCTTCATTATCAAGAATTTTTACTTCTTTCGCCTCTGCTGTTTTGTTAAACATTTCAGAGATAAAAGATTTCAAATTTTCAAATTCTTTTTCCATTTGATTTTCTTTTTTTTGATTATTAAATAAATTAGTTACAAGACTCTTGTTCTTGTAATCGTACTTGTTAATGTCAAATTTTGCAGCCATTTTAATAGGAGCTTCAACTAAGTTGATAAATCCAGCCTCAACTGCCTCAGCACTATTAAACCAAGTTTCTTCATCCATCCAGGCACGAATCTGCTCTTCTGTGTTGCCACTTTTTGACACATATATATTAACTAGCCTCTCACCCATTTTATCCATCAGGTCAGCTGCCTTTCTTAAATCATCCGATTCTCCTACTTCTCCTCCCCAAACATTGTGTATCATATAGAGTGAGTTTTCACTCATAATTACTTCATCAGCAGCAAGTGCAATAACACTAGCCATAGATGCAGCAATCCCTTCAATACGAGAAGTAACCTTTTGTGGTAGTCTGCTTATAGCATCATAGATAGCCAAACCATCTATAACAGAACCACCAGGCGAATTTATCCTTAATAGAACAGATGTATCTTTAGGTAGATTTTTAACATCATCAATAAAAGATTTGGCATCTACCCCATACATACCAATCTCATCATATATCATTACCTCAGCAATATTACTTTCGGCAACATTTTTTATATTATACCAATTCATAGAGCAATATAACTGTATATATTTTAAATAGTTTGGAAATTAGTGGAATAAAAAAACATTTTCTTTAAATAATTTGGATATTAAATTTATTGTTCGTTACATTGTAATTCAATTAATAACTTAACTATGAACTTTACAACAAAACTTTCAGGAACAAGTGTCTCAATATATAACATTGAAACCGACCTTAATCACGACATTGAAGGAGAATTTACTATAGAGTGGGAGTTTTATACAGAGATGAGGGAATGGGGAGTTAAGGATGTGGGTGTTTATACCACTAAAGTATATGGGGAGATAGAAATTACTTATTGGGGAGAAGAAGATGGGGATAAGACTGAAACACAAGAAATAACATCTGATGCAGAGGGATGGGAATTAGATACACAAAGTGATATTGAGTGGGGAAATTGTATTTGCCCTCAAGATATAGAAGTTGATTATGAAACTAAAATAATAACCGTAATATTTTAATATATGAATTTAGATGAATACAAATTAGGAAACCCTATTGATGATGGTGCGGGTAGTACAATGGTAAGCAACTGTTGTGGATCAGAAATTGGAGAGGGAGATGTAAGCACCTGTTGTGGTGCTAGTATGTGGGGAGAAACCGATATATGTGGAGACTGCAAGGAACACGCTGATAGAGAGGAGATGTGCTGTCAAGATTGTGGAGATATTTGTGATGAGATAGAGGATTAT